TGGGTAATGAGTTTGCAGGCATCCAGTAGGAATGCGGCTTGTTCGTCAGATAAACTCATTTTTGTTCTCCATCTGTTTCGCCGTGCGACAGTTTTACGCCAGCCAGCAAGCCAATAAAGCCGCCAACAATCGTCTGAAACGCTGGTGATATAAGTTTGAAGATTTCGGCGTTGTCAACCACGGGATCAAACAAGCCAGCCATTAAAACGCCAACCATTCCAACAACAACAATGCACAGTGTGAAACTGACCATTAAGGTCACAAGGAAAGTCAACTTCGCTTTCATTTTTTGCCTTTCATTTCAGCCAGCTTTTCGATGGTTCTGCCGCCAAAGTATGCGCCCATTATCAACATTCCCCACTGACCGAGCAAGGAAACGTATGACTCATTGGCGTTTAAACCAAAGGCCGACATCATGGCAAACAAAAAGTAGCCTAGAAAAATGGCAATCAGGGACATGGGCCGGATGTTTTTTGACAGCCAAGAGTCACTGGACATGTCTGCCTCCCAGCGATCCGTGACATTGTCGGCATCACTTTGTGCGGCCTTGGCAAACATCTCCATCTCAGCCAATTCCAGCTTGGCCTTTTCAATGCCCAGTTCAAGGAGTTTTTCTTCGTGGTCAAACTGAAGCTGACGCAGCTTGGAAACGTCTTCTGCGGTTGGGTTGTCGGGTATCTTCACGCCAAGCGTGTTCTCAACGACTTCCTTGCCTTTGGCTTGTATAGCAGACGACAGCAGACCAAGCCCGTTTTGGGCCAAGCTACCGAGTAATGATGCAAGTATTGGTAACATTATTTTTCCTCACGTTTCTTTTGTTCAATTTCACGCCTGAGTTTTTCTACCTTCTCCACCTGCGCTTTGACCTCATGCTTGGCTTCTAGTATGTCCAGATACAACATACCCAGCAGTGGCAACATCAGTCCAACCAAAACCAAAGCAGCAACCCAGCCCACTACGTCTTCTCCCAGCGATTTACTAGGAGGAGGAACGCCCAAAGATACAGGAGGAATATAGTAGTCACTATTAGATACACCGACTTTGCTTGGAAGTTTCTTTTTGCCTCCTGCCGTTGCCATTGCTTGTACCTCTGCTGTGCTTCCTGTTTCAGCCTTGCCTGCTCCTGCTCCTGACCAATGACTTCCCGCATCTCAAAGACCTTGCCGTACAACGCACCCATCTCAGGCGGCGATTGGTACACCATCGTTTCCCTAACCGTTACTATTAGTTCAGCCATCTGCTGCTGTGCCATTACTCGCTGCAACGCAGCTTCCATTAGGTTGGCATCGGGGTCATAAACGTTTCTGGACTTTTCTTCTTCCTCCCGGATGTGTGTTGCTAATTGCTCTTCAAGCCTGAACAGCCTTGTAAGCTGCCCCACGATGTCTGCCATGACTTGGGTTTCGTCAACGGCAACGTAGGCTTCCTTCTTTTTCGCCACAGGCTTGGACGGCTCGGGGTCTGTTCCGAACAGCTTTTGCCAAAAACTACGAACCTGCTTTGCATCAGAGACGATTTCATCGACAGTCTTCTTAACCTCCATAAAAGACGTTTTAGCGTCCTTGTACAGCTTGCATCCCTGCTTGATAGCAGCGACACAGGCATTGGCGGCAAAGAGAATGCTGATCGGATCAATTTCATGTCTCCGTTACGCTGTGCGTTCCCACATGTAAACCACAATGTATGGTTGCAGGTTTGCACCTGTTGGACTTACACCAGCAGAAGCAACTGTTGTTGTAATACTGGCATTTCCAACATCAGTAGTTGCTGCGGTACTACTCCAATACGCAACAAAGGAAGACGAACCAGCAATATTTTGTGCATTTTGTAATGGCCTGTTATACCCGTGCGTGTGACCAGAATCTGTAGAGGTTGCCGTGTGTGTGTGTGTCGGCACAATTGCATCTGCGCTTCCGCCCGTAGTACCCGCAAGGTATGAGGCATTGCCAGAACCCATCATCACCTTGCCTGCACCAAAGGCTGTCCATGTGCCAAAGCCTAAAGATGTGCCGGGGTTGGTGGAAACAGTACTGGAGTAAAGAGCGCCGATAGGAAACAGTAAATTACCAACCAAAATAGTCAGTGCTGCCGCTGTTGTTCCGCCTGTACCACCATTGGCGACAGGCAAAGTTCCCGTCACATTAGTTGTAAGATTTACAAATGTAGTTGAAGTTGTTCCCGTTCCACCATTGGCAATTGGTAAAGTTCCCGTCACGCCTGTTGTAAGCGGAAGTCCCGTACAACTTGTCAAAGTGCCTGAAGAAGGCGTACCCAAAACTGGAGTTGTCAGTGTTGGGCTGGTCAGTGTTTTGTTGGTTAGCGTTTCTGTACCAGCCAAAGTAGCCAAAGTACCTGTAGTCGGCAGAGTTACGGTGGTGGTGTTAGTGGCAGTAAGAGTGGTTGCAAATGCGCCAGAAGTTGTGAGGTTACCGCCAAGCGTAATGGTCTTGCTTGTGTTTGCTACGCCTGTACCGCCATTGGCCCCCGGCAGGATGCCCGAAACGTCAGTGGTCAGTACAACTTGAGACAGCGTAGCGTTTGTGCCGTCTGAGCGAAGCACTCGGTTGTTTGTCTGCGCACCAGTCAAGGCATTGATGGCTAACTGCTGGGTTATCTGACCTGTACCGCCTTTTGCGATTGCCAGCGTGCCTGTCAGGTTCTGCGCCTGCAAGTCAAACACGTTTGTGGCATCAGACCACACCATGATCTTGTCACCGTTGACAACAGAGATGCCTGTACCAGCAGCCGTGGTGTTGCCAATGACTGTGGAGTTGTAGATCGTTATGGTGTATCCGCTGTTGTTGTAAACGATGTACTGTTTGGACGCAGGTGGGATGTAAACGTTGGTTGCCGCAGATGCCCCTGTAAACTTCAGCATGGCGTACACAGACTGATTTAATGCCGCGCTGGATGATGGCCCGTTGACGTAGGTCAGGGCTTGAGAGGTGGAGGTGATCGCTACCGCTTGGTATCCCGCAATTGCCGTGTCCATGATGTAGGCCAGATTGTTGTCCGTGGTTGCGCCCCACGCACCGGCTTGGTCGCCTGAGCCGATCAGTTCGATCCGAAGGTTTGAGGAATAGGTACTGCTCATGTTGTTTCTCCTTGTTAGGGACTGTCCGTGTTTTGTGCTGATTTAGGGTATTTGGCTTTGACTGCCAAACACGCATCAATGTACGCTTGAACTTGAGCATCATCACCTTTAACAATGCCATCTAAGTAATTAGCAAAATTTGGGTACTCAACAGCACGTTTACGTTGATAATCTTTAGCGTCATATTCAGCTTGAAGTCGTGCAAATTCAACATCAATTTCTGCTCTTGTAGGCTTTACTAATGGCTCTACAATCCATTCAATTTCATTGCCTCTAACACATACTTCTGAAGTTGGCGCTAAAGATATAATTGCATCAATTAATTGAATCATCCTGCAATCTCCATTAATGTAATTGTAGATGTTGGATTGCCTGAACCAACATTGTATTGTGTATACACATTAGAGCCTCCATTAAATGATGCTTGCTGTGTTTTGTATGTAACTGCTGATACCGTTGCTGGAGAATCAAGATAAGATGTTCCGCAAGTTCCAATAAAATTTCTACCAGCCACTCCAGTCCAACCGCCAGATGATTCAAATTCAAACAAGTCTGTTGCCCCTCTCATTAACTTTAATTGCAGGGTTGTATCATTTGTATCTTTACCACATCCTGTTTGCTGAACTATTACTAAAATTTTACTTGAAGTGCTTGATGGTGTAATAGTTGCTGTTAGCCCCGTATCAACCATTGTTGTTGTACTTGATGTAGTTTGTGTTGCATAAGTAGCATTAACAACTTGCAGCACAGACCCTGCTGGCAATCTTGCTTTTGCCAATGTGCCAGATGAAATGTTTGTTGCGTTTAAAGATGTAAGTGATGCGCCAGAGCCTGATGGAGCAAGTACATCTGTACCAATTACCAAACCTAAAGATGTTCTTGCCGCAGATGCGGAGGTTGCTGCTGTACCACCATTAGCGATTGCTACAGTTCCAGTTACGTTTGCTGCTGTTCCCGTTGTATTCTGGTTCAATGTTGGGAATGTGCAATTTGTCAAAGTTCCGCTTGATGGTGTACCAAGTGCGCCACCACTGACTAGATTCCCGCTTGCAGTACCAGTCAATGCCGCAGTAATTGTTCCTGCGGTAAAGTTACCCGAGGCGTCTCTAGCAACAATAGTTGACGCTGTGTTTGCGTTTGTTGCATTTGATGTAACAGTAAACGTTGCCGCACTTGATTGGTTTGCTGTAAATGTCTGTGAACCTGATAGCCCAGTACCAGACACGTTCATTGTTAACGTAGCGTTGTTAACGGTCGGCAAATCAGAAGTTAGTGCCATCGTTCCCGTTGTTGCAGGCATTGTGATGGTTGTAGCTCCAGCCACCGCAGCGGCTTTAAAGAGAGTTGTGCCTGATGTAAAGCCACTAAAGTTAGCTCCGGTACCACCAATAGTTGGTAGCGATAATGACGGAGAAGTTGCAAACACTAAAGAACCTGAGCCTGTCTCACCCGTTACCGCAGCGGCAAGGTTGGCTGAACTTGGCGTAGCAAGGAAGGTAGCTACGCCTGTTCCAAGGCCGGATACGCCTGTGCTGATGGGTAGGCCGGTTGCATTGGTCAGAGTCGCGCTAGAGGGCGTTCCAAGTGCCGGGGTCACCAGCGTGGGGCTGGTCGCAAACACCAGAGAGCCAGAGCCTGTTTCGTCCGTAACGGCAGATGCAAGATTGGCTGAACTTGGCGTAGCAAGGAAGGTGGCTACATTTGAACCTAAACCACTGACACCTGTGGAAATTGGCAAGCCTGTTGCGTTTGTTAGAGTAGCTGAGACTGGTGTTCCCAAAGCAGTGGCATTTCCAGAGGCATCAAGATTGACTGATTTACTGGAAGGGTAGGTAACAAATACGTCTTTTGTGCCTGCTGAAAATGTAAGTGCGGTTGGTTGTGTTCCCGCACTATTTGCCAACACGGTTGTTCGTGCCAAAGTCGTACCTGACAGGGTGTAAGTTCCAATTCCTACTTCCCATTCAGATGTGGTTTGCCCAGCAATGGTGTAATATGTAGTGTTGGCATTACCAATAACAGCAAAAGATTGGAATCCAGTCGATGCTCCGAGCAGCGTCACTGTTCCTGTGCCAGCCGTAGTGGTAGTCTCTTTTACGCGATTCGCAAGTACGAGTGCCATAAGTATCCTTAATCCGTTTCAACCAAAGCCCAGTTGGATGTTTCTGCATTATTCACCAGCGCCCAGTTGGATGTTTCTGCATTATTCACCAGCGCCCAGTTGGATGTTTCTGCATTATTCACCAAAATCCAGTAAACGGCGATCACAGTTCCGACCGAACCCGAAGCTTGAACTCCAGACAAAGCCAAAGACCTTGGGCCAAGCCCCAGCGTGCCAACATTACCCGCCGCTGAATTTCCTGTTAATGCAAGTTCTTTGCCCGGAGCTATTGTACTAACCGCCCCGGAAGCCACCACGCCAGACAAGGCAATGGAAAGTGCGGGAGATACCGTACCAACTTCACCAGAACCCGTTGCACCCGATACCGCCACAGATTGGCTTGGAGTTACATACCCTACATCGCCAAAAGCTATTTGACCAACAATAGGAACGCCGAGATCGCCTAAAAAGCCTAACGCTTCTACACCTGTCAAGGCAGGTAAAACAACTGGCCCAACCGTCTCAACGTTTCCAACCGCCTGAACCCCAGTTATTGCAACTTCTTTAGCGTGGGTTACCGTCCCTGCAAAACCTGAAGCCACCACTCCAGTCAGAGCAACTGAAATAGCAGGTTCTACTGTACCAACTGATCCTGTAGCCACATCGCCGGACGTTGCATCCGACTCGTTGTAGATCATCGTCCCAACAAGGCCGGATGCCTCTACGCCGGACAGCGCAACTACTACACCACCATTTGTGACTGTGCCAACATTTCCAGCCGCAGACACGCCCGTCAGGGCAAGAGAAATATCTTGTGCGCCTAACGATGCAAACGGAGCCTGTGCAAATGCGGATATACCAAACATGGTTTACGGCCTACGCCGCCTCCGCTTAGGTTGTTGCCAAGCGAATTAACGCCGCTGCTGTTGTGTTGGCAGGCATCGTTAGCGTAAAAGTACCCGCTGTGATGGTCTGTGAACCAAACGTGTGAACGCTGATAGCTTTGTTGCTCTGAGTTGAGTTGTAAAGCAGTACAGTATCAAACGCCGTGGACAGTGTCACCGTGGTATAGGTAAGTGAAGCTGAAGGCGTGAAAAACGCTACGCCAGCAGTTGCTGAAGTGTTAGTCGAGGTTGGAGCCGTGGCATTCGTTACCGTTATGCCGCCAGCGGTATAGCCCGTACCAGAAACTTCGCCAGTAGCAGAATATGCTGTGGTTGATGCGTTGTAAGTAGCTGACGTCAAGTACAAAGCCGCTTTGAGGGTATCTGTAGTGGGCGCAGTCAAGCTGGTACGCGAGACAAGCGTTGCAGTGCCGAGTTGATGCTCACCAAGCATAAGCTGGCTCATAAAAGAAGTACACATTGATTGGGTGTTTGCCATGATATTTCCTTAAAAAGATGCCACTGAGCTAGTAAGCGTTACGGTTTTCTTCAACTGAACATGTGCGGATCGGTGAACAAGTTCCCCATCCAACCAATACTCAACCCATGTGGTGAGTTCATTGTCATTATCGACTGTACCTTCCCGCTTTTCAAGCAAAGAATCGTCCATGTCGCCTTTGGTTGTAGTGACTAACATTATGCGATCCTTATGATTGCTGAAGTGTTGGTGACAGCGGGAAACTGTACCGTGAATGTTGCTGTCGAAGTCTTGTCTGCACCAAAGTCCAATACGCACACCGCAGGATTGCCACCACCGTTTTGATAAATCAATGCACCCCGAGCAGTAAGAGCTGAAGTCCACGCTGCATTGTCAAAGGAGATGTATGCGGTGTTACCAGAGTTGCCTACCGTGGGAGTTTGCGCAATCGTGAGTGCCAGCCCACCAGCCGTGTACCCAGAAGCCACAACCTCGCCCGTAACCGTATAAGCCGTGGTAGAGGCATTAAGCGTGGCGTCATTGGTGTACAGAGCCATGTAAAACGTGCTGGACGTAAAGTTGAACGTCCCGTTCATGATGCCTGTTTTGAAAGTGTTGCAAGCAAAGTTTCCTTGAAAAGCCATTACGTCACCGCCTGTCTATATTGACCAGACCTGTAAGCGTCCTGACGTTCCATGCCATCGCCAAGGCGTTTAGCCAAGGCAAGCGCTTCTTTGTACTTGGCATCGTAGCCCAAAATAATATCAGCTTCACCTTTCATAAAAGTATAAGCTTCAACTAACGCGCCATACAACAAAACGGTATCAAAGTTGTCACCCAGCCAAGTTGTCACTGCTGTAGTGATTGACTCGGGGTAATAGTAGTAGTGCAGCTCTACGTAATACGTGGCATCAGGTGTTGGGCCAACAATAAGAGAAAGTTCGTTTGTAATTGCTGAACTGACAATTGTTGGGCCAAACAAAGCATAATATTTTGGCTCGCCTGTATCGTTTGGCGTTGGGTACGCCTGACGAATGAAGTTCACATCCTTGTTGAGCAAGTATTCAAACGTGCCTGTGTCCAAG